AATGTAATTACTATTATTTTTTATTAATAAAAAATAATTAATTACTATGTAACTAATTACAATGTATATAATAAAATAATAAAAAAATGGAACTTACAAAAGAGAAAATTGAAAAATTTATTGACGAATTTGAAAAAGATGCTACAACTGTTAAATGGATAGAATCAGTTAACAATAGAGGTAAGTATCAAAGAGACCTAGACAAAAGTTTTTATGAATATGTGCAATCAACTATAAATAAATTATGTAAGTTGATAGTGTTAATTAGCACTACTCAAAATAGTGGTGATTTAATAATTAATAATATTCAGAAAGAACAAGAAAAATATATTACAATAATTGACGATTTAGAAACAACTATAAAAAAGATAAATAATGCCGATAAAAGTTAAAGATTTTGATGACATCCTAAAAAAGGATTATAATAAAAATGCTTGTAAAGAAGTATTTGTAAAAGACATAAAAGAAAAATTATTTTCTTATTTTGAAGATGGCTACCCTATGGGAGAGACATCTTATATAAAAGGATTGGACGAAAACTTTAGATGGCGTAAAGGATTTCTTTATTGTTTTAGTGGATATCCTCAAAGTGGTAAGTCAGAGATATTAAATTATTTAAGCATTTTAAGGGCATATCATTATGGCGATAAGGTTATGATGTACTCGCCTGAAACAAACACCGCAGAGTTGGTTCTAAACCTTTGTCAGGCATATCTAGGAAAGAATGTTAACCCTAACTATGCAGATAAATGTACGGAAGATGAAATGAATGATGCAATAGAATTTATTGGAAATCATTTTGCTTTTTTAGAAAATAACGATGAGATGCCTACCATAAATTCATTAGTAGATAAATTTGAGGAATACACAGATAAAGGATATAATAATTTTATTATTGACCCATTAAATTGGGTAGTAGAATCTAATTCAGGTGAGAGTAATATGTATCAGTATTTAAAATTAACACTAACTATATTAAAACAATTTGCAAAAAAGACAGATAGTATCATGACTTATGTAGAACATCCTAAAACACCATCACCGATTAGAGGAGTCATTCCAAAGGCAACGGCTTTCAGTTTAGCAGGTGGAACTATGCATTTTAATAAGGTAGATTGTATGGTTGTAATGCACAGAATTAACGATGATGAGGTAGAAGATAGAGTTAAGGGTAGAGATTTAGTTGAAGGTTTACTTTTAAATCAAGAAAAACATATTAAATTTGTTGAGTTTGAAACAGTTAAAATGAAGTCTCAAAGATTAAATGGTACTTTAGGAAGTTGTTTCATTCAATATGATTTGAAAACAGGTAGATATAAATAAATAAATTATGACACAAGAACAAGCATTGCAAGTTATCGTTCAGGTTTGTGAGAAAGGAAACAAAAGTGGACTTTTTACATTATCTGAATCTTCATTAGTTTTACAGGCTTTAGAGCAATATGGTGTAACACCACCAAAAGCAGAAGAACTAGAACAAAATGAAGAAGCAGAAGAAGTATCAGAAACAAAAGAAGTTAAAGAGTAACTACTATTATTCTGATAATGAAAACGAAATACTAGGTAAGACTGATAATCCTTGCCGTACTATGATAAACCTCTTTAGTGTGTTTAAAAATAATCACAATAAGGAGGTTTTTTTTGATATAGACAACCCAAAAAAAATAATAATTGATAAACAAAAATCACTACTATATATGGAAAAAGATAATAGCAAGGTTTATAAATATCAGGAAAATGCTATTACAAGAAAGGATTTTATCATACTTTTGGGATGTGAGGAAAAATAAAGAGCAATTATTTGACATATTTCATAGATACATAAGACACCAAAAAAATAAAGCCAAAGCTGGTAAATATGATTATGGTGATGATGTGAAAACATATAAGATGATATTTGCTTTAGCTGAATTATTCCCAGTAGATGATAAATATTATAGAAATGAGCCACAAGTAGAAATATTTTTTAAAGAGTTATGGTATTTATATTATTTTTTTAAAGAAAGTATAGAAGGAAATCAAGTAAAATATTCTAATATTGTTGCAAAATATTGTTAATTATGAGAAAAAAAGTAAACATAAAAGAGATTGTTCCTAACAATGAAAACCCTAGATACATATCAGATAAAAAGTTTGATAAATTAGTGCAATCAATTAAAGATTTTCCTGAGATGTTAGAGAAAAGACCGTTAGTAGTAGATGAGAATATGGTTGTACTCGGTGGTAACATGAGACTTAGAGCGTTAAAGAAAACAGGAATAAAAGAAATACCTATTGATATTGCCGAAGGTTGGACAGATGAACAAAAGAAAGAATTTACAATAAAAGATAATGTAGGATTTGGTGAATGGGATTGGGATATACTAGCTAATGTATGGAATATTGAATCTTTAAAAGATTGGGGATTAGATGTACCTAGTTTTGATAGTGATATAAATGAAATAGATTTATCAGATAAATTACAACATTCATATAAAATAGAAATTGAATGTACAGATGAATTAGAACAAGAAGAATTTTATAATAAATTAAAACAAGAAGGATATATATGCAAAATTTTGACATTATAAAAAAAAGCATACCAAACAAAACATTTAGAGTTGCATCTGTAATTGGAAAATTTGATTTACAATCAGAAATAATTGAAGAAAGATTTACAGGAGAATTAAATTTATCAAATACATGGAATATAGGAATTATAGTTGGAAAATCAGGAACTGGTAAAACAACAATAGCAAAAGAATTATTTAATGATTTTTATATAAATGATTATAAATATAAAGCAAAAAGTATATTAGATGATATGCCCAAAAAATGTTCTTTGGATGATATTACAAAATCATTTAATGCTGTTGGTTTTTCAAGCCCACCAAGTTGGTTAAAATCTTACAATGTTTTAAGTAATGGAGAAAAAATGAGAGTAGATTTAGCAAGAGCATTACTAGAAAATAAAGAACTTTTTGTTTTTGATGAATTTACAAGCGTTGTTGATAGAAATATAGCAAAAATTGGTTCATTAGCAGTTCAAAAAACAATTAGAAAAAAAAATAAAAAATTTATAGCTGTAACTTGTCATTATGATATAATAGATTGGTTAATGCCTGATTGGATATTTGACACAGATACAATGACTTTTCAAAATATTGAAAAGCAAAAAAAAAATAAACCCAAAGTTAAATTTGAAATATACCAAACAAAAGATAAGTCAATTTGGAAGGTGTTTGCTAAGTACCATTATTTAAGTCATAATCATAATAATGCCGCTATTGTTTATGTTTGTTTTGTTAATAATGTATTGGCAGGATTTATAAGCATTTTACATACACCACATCCAAAAGTAAAAAATTTAAAAAGAGTACATAGACTTGTAATATTACCTGATTTTCAAGGTATAGGAATAGGTGTAAGATTATTGGAAGAAGTAGGTAAAAAGTATTTAAAAGAAAAATATAGATTTACAATTACCACGTCTGCACCAAGTTTAATATTTTATTTCAAAAAAAATGTTAAATGGAAATTAAAAAACTTTGGTAGAAAACAAGCGCATGGTGGTTTGAATAAAGTTGGTAACTTTGATAGTTCTGAAAGAATAACAACATCTTGGGAATATAACGTATAATAATTTATATAATTTTGTAAAATGAAAAGCAACAAAATACAACATACTAAAAAGGCATTGCTAAAAGGTCTTGAAAAATCTTTAGGAGTAGTTACAACTGCTTGTAAACAAGTAGGTATAGATAGAACAACATTCTATAGGTATTATAAAGAAGATAAAGAGTTTGCTAGTCAAGTAGATGATTTAAGTAATGTAGCAAAAGACTTTGCTGAGAGTCAATTATTTAAACAGATACAAGGTGGCAACCCTACCTCTACAATATTTTATCTAAAGACGAAGGCTAAGGACAGAGGCTACATAGAAAGAAGGGAATACGATGTGAACGGCTCAGTAGAAAGCAAATTGATTACATGGAAACCAGCAGAAAAAAAGAAACAATAGAATGTAATGTTCAGTTTTATCAAACTATAAATACAGATAAAAGAATAGTCATACATCAAGGTTCATCTAGAAGCGGAAAAACCTATGCATTATGTCAATATATTATATACTTATTAACAACAAGAAAAGATAAACTTGTAATAACTATTGCTAGAAAAACCTTACCTGCTCTTAAAGGCTCTGTATATAGAGACTTTATAGAGATAGCACAAAAGGTAGGGATATATAATTTTGCAGAAATCAATAAAGCAGAATTAACATTTAAATATAAAAATCATTTAGTAGAATTTATATCTCTTGATAATGAGATGAAAGTGAGAGGAAGAAAACGAAATATATGTTGGCTCAATGAAGCAAACGAATTTTATTTGTCAGACTTTGAGCAACTCGCACTAAGAACAAGTGAGAGAATATTATGTGACTTCAATCCATCAGATGTTATACATTGGCTTTATGATATTAGTAATCGTTCAGATGCTGAGTTATTTATTACAACCTTTGAGGATAATGCTTTCTTAGATGAAGAAATAAAAAAAGAAATACTAAGAATGAAAGAAACAGACGCAGATAGATGGAGAGTTTTTGGATTAGGATTAAGGGCAAACTTTAAAACTGGTGCAATATTTGATAACTGGCAATGGATAGATTATAAAGATTTTTTAAATAAAGAACATTGTGAAGTTGCATATTCAATGGATTTTGGGTTTTCAAATGACCCTACTACAATAATAGAAATAAGAAGAAAGAATGACAGATTATATGTAAATGAATTATTATATAAAAAAGGATTAACTAATCAAGACATTTATCAAGAGATTAAAAATTTAAAATTAGAAGAAGAAATATTTATATGCGATAGTGC